GAGTCGCGGGCGAGGGGCATAACGGCCTCGTCCCCCTTCTCGCCCATCAGCCCCATGCCGTTCGCCATCGGAAAGATAGTCGGCCGGGAAACGATCCCGCCCAGCGCGAACTTTCGGACTTGCCCATCGTGGAAGACACCGCCATTCGCGAAGGCAAAGCCCCCCAGTCCATGCATCCCGACAGAAGCAAAGGAGCTGCCTATGAGGGACGCCCCGCCGCCACCAATGCCGAAAGCCCCGCCCAACATGCGCGTAAGCTGCTGAAGGATAACCATCTTCAGGGTCGTGTAGACGATATCCTCGCCCAGGCGCCGAAGTGTCTGTCCGAAGTCGTCCCCGCGAACAGAAGCCTGGAGGAATCCGTCCACGACACCCAGGATGCTCTTGCCTTGGAGCTCATTGAAATCCTTCGTTATGTCGCGGAGTGCTCCCGTGAGCTGTGTGCCAAGGGAGACCGTCGTCATCTCGTTCTGAATTCGGAAGGTTTCGAGGGCATCTGCGGCCATCTGCGCGGCTCGCGGGAAGTCGTCAAACTTGCGAATGATACCCTCAAGAGCCGTTTCGTATTCCGTGCCCTGGAGCTTCCCCGATTCAAACTGGCGCGCCAGGGAATCCAGCAACCCACCGACCTCCGATGCCTTGATGTTTTGGAGCTCCGAGAATCGAGCTCTCCACTTCTCCGTCCCCTTGGCTAGCCCCGCGATCTCCGTCTGGAGCAGCCTTGCGTACTCGTCGGCCTTCATCAGTCCCTCGGAGAACTCCCAGGCGAAGCCCGACCACTTCTTACTGTAGCCCGCCTCGGTTATCGACCGCAAGACGTCCGCCGTCCGTTTGCCTTTCTCGGAAAGAGGGTCCAGCCCATCCAGCATCTTCTGCAGGGTCGGGACGAACTCCGCGCCATCCTTGTCCAGGTAGCGGATTCGGTCATGGATACCCTGAAGGGAGTTGTCGAATTCCTCCGTGTCGATGGATATCTTCAGGTCCTCAAGCAACTTCCAATCGGACGAGAGCGGCTTGAGCCTGCCCTGCATCTTCTCGATCTGATCAAGAAACCCCTGTCCGTCCTCCTTGAGATACCGCATCCGATCACGGACGTTATCGACAAAACGTTCCGTGGCGCTTGGGCCGGACTTGCCGGAAGAGAACAGCCTCGATATATCTAATCCGTTTGTATCGGGCAACTTTTCTTTCCCCTTGGCTTGAGGGCCCTTATCCTTGGAGGGTATAGTCGGCGTCTTAGGGGTGTCAATGATAAGCGGCCCTGAAGGCCCTGCAATTTCAGGGACAATATCGCCTCCAGCAATATTCAGGTCCATGACCATTCCGATGTCTTGGATATCTTTTGCGGCTATCTGAATGGCATCACTTAAGTCATATATCTTGCCCTTTGCAGTGTCTGCATTATCCCCTAAAGCTTTGAACACTCCTGCGACAGAAGCCAGCGCCGGCAATATAATCAAAAGCCCGGAAGGGCCACCTAACAAGGCAACAAGGGCCCCTGCCGTCTTCACGATGGTCGCCAGGCTTCCCATGAAAGCCCCCAGTGCTAGAGTTGCCGGGCCGAGCGCCGCAGTGAGCGCCAGGGTCTTAATCGTCCCTTCGTCAATGTTCAGCGCATAGCCCTCAATCGCCTTGCTGAGAACCGGCATATAACCCTCGGCTATGCCTAAAATCTTCTTCCCCAGAGGCTCCAATGCGAGCCCCAGTTGATTTGTCAACCTATCCCACTGCCGAGAAAAGCCGTCTGTGTCCTTGGAAGTGCCACTTATCGCGCCCCTGGCAGTCCCCAGTGCAGCCACAAGGTCATTGATTTCAAAACGCCCTTCGCGGATGGCTGCTGCTAACTCAGGGCCCGCTCTGGTCCCGAACACCTGCATTGCCCTTGCCGTGGCTTCAGAGTAGGTCTTGGCGTTCTTAATCGAATTGACGATTAAAGTGAAGGCCTGAGAGGTATTCGTCACACCCTTCTGAGCCATTGTCGCGAGGGCCTTATTCAGGGACTTCAGTACCTGTTCGGCTTGGATGCCTTCCTTGTCGAGCTTGGAGATTAGCGCCAGAGACTCGTCAACGCCAAACCCCATCCGCCGAAGGGCGGCGCCAGAACTCGTCGCACTCGCCGCAATGGCATCCATTGCCATGCCCGTGGCTTGGGAAGCCACGAAGAGCTTGTCCATGAGTTCGACGCCTCGATCGACAGGGAGCCTCCAGTTATTCATCAGCTTGCCAACGCTGGAGATAGTCCCGCCAAGGTCCGTCTTCATCATGCGCGAGGCGTCTAAAGCCGCGACAGAAAGCGCTTGCAGCTCCTTCCCGGACGCGCCCGTCAGGGTATTGAAGTCCGCTATAGCCTTGGCGCTCTCACCGAAGCTCTGGGGGACAGCGGTAGCTACGCTCCGGAAGTCGTCCTCCAGCCCCTTCAGAGCTTTCCCCGTCGCCCCCGTCCCAATACGGATATCGTCCAGTGCCGCATCCACCTGCAGCGCGACCTTTGCGGAGAGCCCCCCGATGGTGACGAGTGGCCCCGAAATGGCGATGCTGGCGGCTTTCCCAAAGCCAGAGAATTTTTTCCCCGTCCTTGATATGACGTTGCCAAGGTCTTTAAACTTTTTCTCGGCCTCGCTGATGTTTGCGCCGATGTAGTATTTCAGGTTCGTCCTCGCCATGGTCCCCCTCCCTTCTCCGGCTGCGCTCTTCTTTCCAGGTTTCGATGAAGTCCTCTTTAGCCACGATTGAGCCCTTGTGCCAGATACCCACCAGGTCCTGAACGGAGACCGGACGCTTGACCTGGATGTTAATCAGGGCTGCCGTCATGAGTGCTCGCTCCCGGCGCTCCTCAAACAGCTTATAGCGATGAGCCGCCACCATGTCGGCCAGCTCACCGTTAGTGATCTGCCAAAGGTCCTCATGCTTCAGCCCGAGAGGCCCCAACGCAAGGAGGTAGGTTTCGTTTCGTGCCTCCCTGCGCCGGGCTCTCGTGCTCAGTCGTTTTTTCCCTCATCCTCCCGAGGCTCATCTTCCTCGACGATGTACCGCGTGAAGCTGGTGGAAAGCTCCTCGACGCACTCAAACGCGACGGAGCGGATTTTTACACCTTCCACATCAAAGATATTTCCTACGGTCTCCGGTGTGATGTTACGCCGCTTCGACAGCATTCCAGCCCAGACGATGGCGCGGAGGTCGGCCAACTTGGCACGCCCCTTCTCGATACGGCTCAGAATCTCCACGATAGAGGAATCCAGCTCCTCCTCCAGCGCACAGATCGCGTTCTGCCCGTAGTGAATCTCAAACGTCTGTTTCCCGATCTTGATCTCTCTCATCCTCAGCTCACTACTCCCTTCGTAATGGGGCCCGCGCCGGTGAAGGATACGGCTACCTGAATGGCGTCCTCCGTGGCGGCGGACACGTTCCAGGTGGTCACGAACACCTCCAGCGTATACTCCGTGCTCCCTGTCTTATCCCCTTCGGGGCGGATATGAATCTTGAGTTTTTCGCCGTTCCACATCGCGGTCTGAATAGCCGCCTCAGCCCCCGTGTTGTCGGGGTCGTAGAGCAGTGTCACGGAACCCGACGCCTGAATCTGCCCCGACAGAAACTCCTTCCACTCCGTCGATATCGTGGAAACGTCGATAGTCCCACGCTCGCAGTTCATCGCCCAGTCCCGCGCGGCAACCAGCGCAGTCGGGTTGTTGCTGACCTCGACCAGCACCTTGCTGTTTTTCGATGCGATCTTTGCCATGTTAATCCTCCTTGTCGATATACGTCCTCAAAACAACTATGCCGTGCATCCAGTTGTCCTCGTCCCTGACAATCTGAAAGCTCTCGAAGAGATAAGCGCAGCCCGCCAATGCTGCTTCAACCGCCCGCTCAATGCGGACGATCTCCCGACGCCCCAGGTAGCTGCTCCAGATATGCAGGCGCACGAACACCTTCCGCTCCCCGGCGTCGATCGTCCGCCCCTCGACCTCATGGGTGTCCCCAATCACAATATAGGGCCCCTTGACTTCCTCGCCAGGGATAAAGTCATAAATCCCGTCGCCCTTCAGGAGCGCCATCAGAGCGTTGTTTCCCGCAAGCCGGGAATAAACGTCCTCATAGAGTGCTTCCAGTGTCATGCAGCGCCTCCTCCATGGCCTTCTCCACCTCGGTCGTAATCTCCTGCGCCTTCGCTTCCCCAGCGGGCATGAGGAACGGACGGGCCGAGACGTGGCGTGTCCCGTACTCCACGGCCATGGCGTAATACTCCCTGCTGCCCGCCTTCTGCTTTTTGGTCTTCTTCTTGTGCGTGTAGGCGTTCTTTGGGTAATCGGCCTCGACTTTCACCGACAAGGTTTTCTTCGACCCCTTGACCTTGATCGACTCTTTCAGCCGCCCCGTATCGACCACAACACGAGCACGGGCCTCCGCAGCCACGGCCTCGCCGCCGTGCTGAAGGGCTCCGAAGACCTTCTCCCTCAAAACCCCATCCTCCAGCTCCCGGAGCTGCCGCAAAACCTCTTTCTCGTTCTCGACGTACCCGAAAATCCGCATCAGCGGACCTCCGTCACGCAGTCCAAAAAGAGCCAGTGGGTGAGGGGACGGGTGGCCTTCACCACAAGGCGGGAACCTCTCCAAAGGACGATATCGCCCTGCCGCACGGGGTATGCCGCCGCGCGTATGACGACCTCGTGCGTCCGAAGCTCCCGCGTCTGGTCCGCTATCACGTTGTCCCGAGCCTGAACGGCGGTGACCTGTGCCCACAAGGAGGCGAGCTCCTGTTCCGTCTCGGTATGCCCGCCCATACCATCTTTCACCTTCTCGTAACGCAACAGGGTTATCCGCTCCCGGAGCGCCCCCGCTCCCTTCGGCATCGCCATGCGACAGTCGCCTCCTCACAACGGAACGTTGCGATTCTGCCAGAGCAGCATTGTCGCCCCCAGAGGGATCGGGGCCAGCGTCCCGGCCATCGCGTCCTCGCGATTCGCGTACCAGTGCCCCAGAACCAAGAGCATGGCCTGCTTCCATTTCTGGAGGACCTCCGGGGCCTTCGGATTCGGCTCCGCCGGCGGAGGGGGCGCCGCC